TCATTATTGGTATTCAATTACTGACCCACTTGACAACGTATATGCTGTTATTTGCTGACCGGGATTAGTTGGCAAATATGTGCCTGCTTTAACCGTTGTTCCTGTTAAGTTTTTTAAAGTCATTTGATTCACTCCACTAATTGCAAATGCAGTAAACACGCAATCGCTCATTACTACTATACTTTCAACTGCTATTCCAGTTCTTGCGCTTGTTCCTGCGTTCACGTAGAAACCACCTATTCCACTTATTTTTTCTAATGCTGTACTCATTTTATTTATATTTTATTTTAAAGGTATTTGACATCTATTTCTATCTTGCATTAAATCAAATGCTAAGTTCATTTCCCACCCATTAACCTTGTCAGGCAATGCTTCTCGTAGTGGTGTTATTTGTGTATTAAATTGCAACTGAAAGTAATCTTGATAACTTGGATTGCATAAAGCAGCATAAATATCTTGACTTATGCTTAAACAATCGCTTAACGTATCACGTTCATTTGTTTGGTTATCCTTTTGAATATCCATTACTTTCACATTCATGTTTATTGTTAGCGTGTTACTATCAATTGAACTATCAATTACATCGCACCACACTAAAGGATATTGTTCTTGCTCACTAGCTGAAATATCAGTAACCTCACCGAAGTTAAATCCGTTTACTTGTGCGTGGCTTGTTGCTATTGTTTGGAGTAAGTCGATTATCTGATTTAGTGTGTAGAACTGCATTTTCTTTTATGAATTTTTGTAATTTTTCTTCGTTTTTTATTTTTGTTTTCATTTAGCAAAAAGTACATGGTTGTGTTAATTCTCTTGGTTCGATTTTAATACCCCTAAAATTATAATTGCCCATACAGCACCCATCGCCACCCAAAACTAAACCGCTGTTATAATTAGTTCTTTGTGGGAATATAGTATCTATGCCAACGCCTGTTTGAGTTAAATATAAAGGGTAAGTAGTTGTGTTGGCTAATAAGAATTTAGTTAATCTTTCGGCATATACTTGGGCTTTGTTCCTAGCTTCTTCCATTAAGTCCCTAATTTCACTCATGTTAGCAGGTTGCATATTATCAGCATTTTGAACTCCAACCGACTTATTAAAGTACTTATAATTCATCGATAATGGTAATTCAACTTGCATATACCAAATCATCGTATTTGTAATGTAGTTATCAATTAAATTCTTATTAGCTACGCTTACTGTATTAGCTGCTATTTGTGTCTTTAATTCGTTGTATAAACTTGTTCCTAAAATCGGTAAAATATAAAACTCTTGCACCTCAATAATAGTAGGTGTAACGATTTTCATGTCCACATTTTCCTGCAAAACTGACCTTTGTTTTAGTGTTTGCTCACTTAAAAATAATACTTGTGCTGCCATTACTTTCTTTTAATTAATTCTTGTACCCAAATATGACGACAATAAGGTAAATTTACATCTTGTTTAGGGTCATGATACCAACCGCCACGCCTACGAAATGCATCATAGTTAGGTATATTATAAACTTGACCCAAGTCACGACCTATATTTTCAATGTCTTCACGACTAAAGTAACGTGGATTAGCCATCATAGCAGCGCAAAAATCACGACTTTTACCGCCTGGTTCTAATGGAACTCCATCTCTTTCAACATACTTATATCGTATAAACAACTCGCTAAAACTAGGTACATTCTTATTCTCGCCTTTATTAGTTATAACTAAATTCTTATCAATTAAACCTTGACCGATTAGTGTCTCAATTGCATCAGTAATTTTAGTTTTATCAACCTTTAAAACCTTTGTTAAGTCTTCAATATTTATGTCAGGCGTTTTCTTTATTAAGTCTAATATTCCTTGTTCAATTTTAGATATAAAATCTTCTTTGCCAAACATAAATTTTTTAGTTTTTATAACTGTAAAGTTTTCGGTTGGTTCGCCATATTTACTAAATGTTTCAAAGTCGATTAAGTCCTTTGTTTGTTTGCTAAAACTAAACCCACTTGGTGCAGTTACATCAGCACTTGGTGCTAATAAATCGCCACCTTGTAAACCCTCTTTGCCTATGATTGCACGAACCTCGTTTGGTGTTAATTGGTTTAATACTTTTGTTGCAACTAATGGACTTAATGCACTTAATGAATCAGCTACATTTGATATTATATTTGTAACCTCTAATGGCTTGCGACCTATCACTTCTCTTAATTCATCCTTAGTTAAAATTTGTGATAATGTAGCTTCACTAAAACTAGGCATGATAGGCTCAAGTTGTTTTATTTTTAACTTGCCTTTTACAGGTGCAAAAATATTAAATATTTGCTCTTGCACCTCTTGTTTTGGTGCTACATAAGTATTTGTAAATAAATTAAAGGCATCAATCATTTCAGCTCTACCACCTAATTGACCTTGCACCCTTACGCCAAATATCATTGGTGAAGTAATCTTATGTCCGACAAATATTTCTTGTTGTATAGTATCGTTTAAAGCATTGTATTTGTCTTGAAAGTTACCACTATCTAAATCTTGAATAATAGCTACTCTATCCTTATCATCAGCAAAGTCAATTACTATTTGACCTGCGCCATCAGTAGGCATAAACTGCTTATTTAATCGCCTTTTAGTAGCTTGCATTTCATCATCAGCAGGAACTCCATTTACGAAAGTAACCATCTTACTACCTTTGAATGAATTTTGTATTTCAGCTCTATGAAAATTAGCTATTTCAGCATCAGTAATAATAGCAGGAACAGCACCAATATATTCGGGTAGTGTGTATGTTTTTAAGTTTGGTCTATACGACTTGTAATAATAAATACTTTCTGCTTGGCTTTTATTAGGGTCAAATGCAGGATAAGTTTTATATTCAGGTCTTGAATTTTCATCGCCACTTTCATTTAACCATTCGGTGCTATGGTAAAACTCGGTATTATCTTCATTACTCCTTATATCACAATAATCTAAATGAAATATTTGAACGCCTTTTTTGCCCTTTGTGCCAACAACTTTTAAATAACAACCTCCAAATAATTCGTTATCTAAAATAGTTTTTTTTGCTATGTCATTTAATGTTTCGTATTGGTTTGGATTATCTATAAATGCTTGCAATGCAGCTATTTCATTACCTTGCATTTCTGATTGGTCAAATATCCAACCTTTGCCAGCTATGTATAGTTGTTTGCTAGTTATAATAGCGTTGTGTTTTGCACTTCTATTAAATAAAAGTACTAAGTATTGAGGATAGTTATTCTCTTCGCCATACTTAACCCATTCTTTTTGCTTTTGTTCCACAAATTGAGGAACTTTATCATTGGAAAATTTTAACGTTATTATATTGTTTTTATAACTCATTATGCTAAAATTTGAAATGAAATTATTGGGAAACCACCATTACCTGTAAAACCATCATTTACTAATATTAACATAGTACCATTTTGACATTCTACGTTAACTAGTGAACAAACTGAATTAAAACGAATTTGAACATTAACGCTAACTATTGAATTTTCAGTTATTAGTGAATTATTTATAGCATATTGAGTAACGTCAGGAGCTGTAGCGCACCCTTGTGTAAAAATAGCTACTCCACTCGTTGCGTTTATTGTTACGCTAGTAGCTCCTGTTGCTGTATTTGCTCCGTTAAATGCGTTTGTATTTACAACGGTTTTGATTTCGTTTGCATCTGCTGCCGTAAACGTGTCGCCTGTTGCTTTTGTTGCGTATGTTATTAATGCCATAATTTATGTTAAAATAAAAGGTAATATGTAAGGGAAATTATTATTTAAAGGGTCAGGTTGATAAACTATATTTGTGTCATATTGAACTTCATATTTTGCATATTCTTTAACATCAAATACTACATCAACTATTCCAACCTCAACCGTTTTAACTATGTTTTCAATAGCGTCAGATGCTACTGTAAGCCCTGATGTATTAGCTAAATTAGTTTGGTATATTTCGTAATCATATCTACCTTCAAGTCCTAATGTTATTTCTCCATTTAATGTGTTAGCATTGTTTTTTTCAGTTAATAAAAACTTATTATAACGCTGCTTAAATTGACTTGTGTCAGAACTAATAAACCAATAGGCAACATTTGAAGTTTGATTGGTAAACTTAAACAAATAAATAGGATTAGAAACAGTTGCCTTTTCAGTCAATGTAACCGTTAAAGTATTCGCATTATCTTTTATAACTCTTAACACTAACAATAAATATAAAAAATAAAAAAGTTTGCTAAAAACAAAAAAGCCAACTAAAATTAATCAGTTGGCTTTTGTTTAAAAAGTTAATGAACTAAACTAACAATCCTGCGATTATTGCTGGGTCAACCTCTTGTGAAAAAGTTTTCTCCATACCCGCAAATGTCAATGAATATCCATTAAATTCATTTAATGCTGCGCCACTTGTTCCAGTACCTCCTGTGCATTCCATACCGAATGAACTACCGAATAAAAAGTATTGACCGCTTTTCATTTCAACTATTATCGATGTTCTATTCTTAATAATTTGCTGTAATTTAAATTGAGTTTGGTAATTCATTGATAAGAACGTAGCTGCGATTGTTTGTTCATAGCCTACTGTTCCTATCTTAGGGTCACTTTGAATATTGTTAGTGGTACTGTTTGCACCTCTAGGCTCTAATGCATAAAGAAAATATTTCTTACCTGCTGCCTTTGTTATTCCTGTTACATAACCACTCGCATTTTCAGTAATTGCTGTGATGTTTGCTTGTTCTGTTATATATAGGCTTTTTATCCCGCCTACGGTGTCCTTACAATCGAGACTATATCCCGCTACTATTGCACATGCCATAATTTTATAATTGGTTTAAAAGGGGGCTATTAACCCCCGAGTGACTATAATGTGAACTTAACAATTTCAGCAACTTGCGAAACTTGAACACCCATTTTAAAGCGATATTTAAAACGAACTAAATCAAAGTCTTCAGAGTACCAGAACTTAAAGTCATTTGTTGCTTCATCCTCTAAATCTACCCCAAGAAACATGTTTGCATCACGCAAAGCGTAGATTGCATTAACGTTATTAAGTCCTGGAGTTGAAACTACAGTTACGTTAGTGCCATGAATTTTCATTTCGCCTAAAGCATTGTCAGTAGGTATGAAATGAAACAAATTTGCAGTCGTTAATTGAGTTTGGTATAATCTGAAAATGTGTGTACCAACATTAACTCTTAAATCAGGTTTGTCTAAAATTTCAATTGGAATAGCTGAATAAACTGCTTGCATTACTGAAATTATGTTTGAAGCGTTTATCGCTGTTACTGGTGTACCAATAAACGCTGCTGCATTCGCTTGTACTGTTCCACTTGCTGCATTGATAATCTTTACTAAACCGTCAAAATGTTTCAATTGTGAACTACCTGATGCTGTATCACCTTGCCAAATTGCTTTTTCAGTATCTTCTTTCGTGTTACCTAAAATAGTTTCAACAAAAGCGGCATCAATACCACCTGGCAAAGCATCGTAGTTAGAACCTGGAGATAACAAAAGACTTGTGTATTTAGTTTCTAAAGCATTTATACACCATTCTTTGTTTACTTTTACTCTTCCAACTGTTAATACTCTAGCTGAAATAGTCGTG